GTCACCTTCATAGCCCAGGCTGATTGCAAGCGTCGCGCCCTTTTTCGGGAAGGCAACTGCCCCGTCACGGTCATCGATCACGATTTCACAATCGTCCGATTCCAGTCCGGGCTTGTCGGTTGTGCGCAGTGACAGCAACCGGTCACGCAGCAGATCGGTGATGTCCTGATTATCGGCGATGACCTTAAAATCCGGTTTCAATCGTCAGCTCCACAACTGAATTTGCTTTTTGGTTTGCACCGGCAAATCCGGCAAGCGGATAATCACGCCGGATGCAAACGGTTGCGGTGTTTTGGCCAAACCGGGATTCGCATGGATAACCGCTTCCACAGTGCCGTTCAGGTTGCCGTAATAGCGGTAGCACAGCGTATCCAACCGGTCGCCGTCAGATGTTCTGATAATCTTCGCCATAGCGCTGGAATTCCAAGGTGAATTGCTGCTTGCGCGGCATGCCGTCGGTAAACAAGCCGCTTTGTTCTTCCTCGATGCGCGCCAGATACCAGCGGCCGAAGTTTTCCCCGTATCCGCTGGTGAGATTGACCGGCAGCATGTCGTAACCGATCCGGCGCAGCCGGTCGAGCTGGCCGCTGCCCGATTTCCGGGTGAAGATCGCGCCGCTCAAGGTGATGGTTTCACCTCCTTTCGATACCGCCTGCAAGGCGTTGGTGCGTGTCAACCGATCCTGCGTTGCGACGTTATAGTGAGTCTGGCGCCGCAGTGTGTCGAATCCGGCCGTCGACAAGTTGAAGTAGAATCCCTCCCCTCTTGCGGTTGTCAGCACCAGCAGATGCGCATGCGATGCACCGGCACCAGGCAGACCGGCACCAAAACCATTCAGTAAATCTCCCGGTTGCGATGCCGTGAGTTCTATTCCGGTCAGCGGGTTTTGCAAGTCCGGATTGAATGCCACGTTAAACGCCCGCTGCACGCTATCGAAAATCCCGCCGGTTGTCAGCACGGCATTATTGACCGATACCCCGACACCATTGATGACACTCGCCGGATCGCCGCCGGAGATGCCGGTGACGCCGAGTAAAATGCGGTTGCCCAGCGTGCGCGCCAGTGAAATGGTATTGCCGATACTGCTTAAACCGCGCGCGGCTGCGGCCGCTTCAATCCCCAGCACGCCGCTGGACAGCAAACTATTTGCTTGCGTGAGCGCCTGCCCTGCCGCCTGCATGTTGACGGTACCGGCGTTTTCAACGCGGCTTAACGAGTCGGCCAGCAGAATCAGATTCTGCGCTGCTGTACTGCCCGCAGTGGCGCCGCGCGTAATTATGCCCTGCATGCGCCGGGTTTGTTCGCAGGCTACACTGCAACGGCTTGCTGCTGTGTCGATCAGATCATTGAACATGCGGGAATCCTAGCGATCTATTGCGCGTATGCAGCATCGAACATCGCACCGTTTGCGCTTCGCGCTTGCTTTTGTTCAAACATGCGCTCCAAATGCCGCATAATCTCGTTAGCCATCTGATTCGGGTCTTTAACATCGCCTTGCACGGTCACCTGAATCGACGGCGAAAAGGTGTTATTTTGCATTGCTGGTGCGGTTGTAGGTTCTGAAGCAGTTTTTCCTTCGGGAAGAATGCTCTTGTCGCCCGATTCGGAAAAAATTTTATTTGCTAAAAAATCAGTCCCTAACCCACCAAGCACACCACCAATAGTGGCAAGCACCGCGGAGCCGATTGGGCCCGCAGCCAAGCCGGTCATAGCACCAATCTTGGCACCCGCGATACTACCGCCGATTCCTCCGATACCTGATAAAACCGATTTAAATCCTGTGGAACCTGCTGCTGCACCCGGCAAGTTGATTTTCCCGCCGATACCGCCGGGAATCTTTCCGCCACCAACCAACGTAAGCAAACCCTGCAGAATTTTGAGGCCACCCCATAACAACTTGACAACGCCAACCACGGCACCTATCGCCGCAAATGCCGCAGCCGCAAAGGTCATGGCTTGCACGGCTTGTGGTGATTCCTTGGCGAGCGCTTCGATCGCGCCGCCAATGCGTATGATTTGATCGGCAAACCAATCGGTAACCGGCGATAGCGCATCACCCACACGGATCATTACCCGGTTGAATGCGTTGCCCGCTTCGCTCCACTTCCGCGCCGATGCCGCGCGGCGGTCTGCTAAATCCTCTTCGATCTTGGCTTCGCCGTCAGCCGCCTGGATGAGGCTCAGATTGCTTTCGTGCAGTTTCTGGTTCTGCAGCACCGCCAAAGCGGCTTGCTTCGCCTGACGGTCGGAGATGAATTCCGACAAACCGGCCATTTCAAGATAACCATCGAGCATTTTTTGCGCGGCGGCAGGGTCTTGCGCATCGGCGATTTGCTTTTGCAGATCGGCCATCTTCGCCGCTTTAGCCGGATCGGATTGGCTCGACATTTTTTGAACCAGTTTCAAAAATGCGGTAACCGGATCGAGCCCTTGCGAAATCGCCAGTTCCATCGAGTTTTGCAGGCTGAAGCCTTTTTTCTCGAACTTGGATTTAGTATCTTCGGATGTGATTTTGCTGAACAAATTGGCCAGGTTATTCGCCGCTTCATCCGTGCTGCCTGCCGCTTTCATTTGCGTTTGCAACATATTGGCCAGCTCCGCCGTGCCACGCTCACCCGAGAAACCGAACATCGTCATTTGCGGCATCAGGCTGGCGAAGTGCTTGGCCATGTCTTTCGACTCAAAGCTGCCCAGGTCACCGGCCACAGCCACTTTACCGAGTGATTTTTCCATCAACGCAGGATCCGAAATGCCCGCTTGCCGCAATGCCAGGATCATCTTCGCAACATCTTCGGATTGGGCATTTTGGCTGATACTGAATCGCGCCATCGTTTTGGCCATGCTGGCGGCTTCTTCCACCGCCATGCCACCGGCAACGAGCGTATTGACCGCTTGCGCCAGTTCGCTGTGATTCATGCCGCTATCCTGCGCATCTTTCAGAATGCCTTCGGATAACGCCTGTTCTTTCACCGTGCGGGCAATGCCGCCTTTGATGGCAATATCGCGCACGATCGATTCGAAATTCGCCGAAGCCAGCGCGGGAACCACGGTTGCCGCAACGACACCGGCGACGGCTTGGCCCGAGCGCTTGATATTCTGCATCGCGTCGCCGATTTTTGCATTTCCGGCGTCCACCAGCTCCAAGCCTTTGACCGTTTTGCCCAACTGAGCGTATTCATGCTGCAAATCTTTGACGTTGATCCCGTGCTTTCTCAGGTTTTCAATGCTCTTGTCGTGCTTTTCCTTGATCTTGGCGAACGCATCGGTACCGGCAGCCTTGTTCAATTCCTCGCGCAGGCGGATCGTATCGCCGATCATCGACTTAAAGCCGCGCGCCGATTCGGCTTGTTTCTTGAAATAGCCGATCTTCGACGTGGCGGAACCGATTGCGCTGTTGAAGCTCGCCGCAACGGCACCGCCGATGATCATCCCTAAGCTGATATTGTTACCGAAGGCCATATTCAATCAATCCGTAAAATAGTTTCAACAGCGTTTCAACCACTCGATAAATTCGGGAAGTTCCAATTCATCGATTTCCGACGGCTGGAAATGATATGTTCGAGCGATCATTGCCATGCCGTCCCATAGTTCTTGCTGGCTAGGTATTTTCTGAATCGTGAGGGTCCGTAGATAAGCGTTGAAATGCGCGCTGAAGTTTGCGGTAGTCCGCAAAATCCAGTTCCTCCAAATCATTGGGTGCGCAATCGGTTAATCTGCAGAGCAAAATAAATTCAAACTCCGCGTTGTCTCCTTTCGATAATTTCCAGGCTATACGCTGATCCTTGGTCGACATACGGCGCATGACCAATTGATCTGTCGTAACGCCGTTGATTTTGATTGGGAAGCTCAGTTTGATGATTTCATTCAGGCTAGCTTGATTCAAGCTTGTTTGGTTTTCTTTATCACTCATATTTCCCTCTCTTTACATGCCAATCGCTGCACGTTCTTCAGCGGCTTCGTCTTTGCCGTTGATCACGCGAATGTTATTCAGATAATCCAGTTCATAAATCACCTGCCCGCTGACTTCCAGCTTGTAATAGCAGGGCGCAATGCTGTACTTGGTTTCGGCTTTCTCTCCCGGCTTCCAATCGCCCATGTCGATTTCTTCCAGCATGCCGCGGAAGGTAGCGATTACCGGTACCACTGCGCCTTTCTGATCCTTGAAAGCGCCACGGAAATTGCCGTTGAATGCGGTATCGTCAGCGATCCCGAAGAAAACGAGCGCATCGGTTGGCATGCCGGATAGCGCGAAATTCGCTTCCATCATTTCCATTCCCATGCCCATTTTGACCGGACCATCCATGCCGCCGGCGCGATTCTCATCGGTTTTGCGTTTCAGTTTCGGCAGCGTGAGCGAGGTAACTTGTCCGGCGAATCCTTTACCGTCGACGAACAGATTCATGTTTACGAGTGTTTGTGGAATCATTTGCTACTCCTCTTCAATAATGTCGATGCCATCGGGTGTCAGCTTCAGGTTGCCGTCGCACCGAACCAATAAACCGCGCGCGAACAGATAATTCAGATCGAAATCGTAATCATCTGGAACATGGCCGCTCAGATCGGCCAATGGCAAACCAAACCCATTCGGATGTGCGCGCATTTCGCGATAAACCACTTGCAAGATGCGGCGGCGGGTATCGTTTATTTTCATGACGGAATCCTTATGTATTGGTATCCAGCACTTCAGTGATCCATTGATTGGTCACTTCAACGCGGAATTGCGGGTTTTCGGCTGGCGGCACGTCGGTGAAACGGATATTCCAGTACACCTTGCCCTGTTCAAGCTGGCTGGCGGTGTTCAGTTCCGGATCCGGGTACACCTCGAAATTGATGATCGCGCCCAGCGCTTTCAGGTCGCGCATGAAGGCTTGCAGTCCTTCTGTCACGTCTTTCACGTAGGTTTTGGTGATGGAGCGGTCCACCGCCCATTTGTGCCCGAACAGGATCGCATCCATGACGATATCGAGCGTGCGCACGCGGGTAACGAACGACCACTTGGCGTCCGTCGACAATGTGCGGTTGCCCCACAAGCGGTAGCCGCCATCGCGGATGATCGTTGTGATAAACGCATTGTTCAAAAGATTGGCCCGGCAGGTTTCATCACCATCCAGAAATTCAACCGGGCGCGCGGTACCGATCACATTCAAAAATTCCTTGTTCGACGGCGATGCCCAGAAGCCGTATTCCTTGTCGGTTCTGGCAAACAGTCCGGCGACATAAGGCGATGCGGGCATGACGATCTCGGCGGAGGTTGTTTCGTCCCAAACCTTCAGCGCGGGGTCAACCATATAAATACGCTTGGAGCCGAAATTCTCCGCGTAGTCGATAGCGTCATCGTCGGTGGTGTTCGGTCCGTCCACGATGGCGATCGCGCGCAGTTTCGCCGCCAGCGTGTCCATTGCAGCGGCTACGGCTTGCGTGCTGGAATGCCCGGGTGCCACAATCAGGCGCGGTTGCGCATTGAATTTGCTCTTGCCATCCAGCAGCGCTTGCAGCCCGGTGCGTACACCGCCCAAGGTCACGCCGCCGATAATGGCGCTGGTGGTGGCTGCGGAGTCAACGCCTTGCTGCACGCCGACCGCAACGACCACGGCCGCCGATTGATCGAAAATCCCCTTGGCGGCCTTGGTGATCGCCGCACTTGCGCCAAACTTGGCCACCGCTTCGCGGTAGCTGGTAATCAGCACCGGCTCATTGTATGCAGCCAGACCGGTACCGGTTGTAAAAATCCCAACCAACCCGATGATCGAACTGGAAGGAATGGATATCGGGCGCGGTCCGGTATCAACCAGCGATACGGTGACTCCATGGAAAAACGACATAATGGACTCCTAAAAATAAAAAACCCGCCGGAGCGGGTCATTGAAGAATCTTGCGATTGGCCGATCAATAAATTGCGATTTCCGTCTGTCCGGTGATTGCTGTCGTTGGGGCCGGTAAAATCATATCGGTTCGGATACCGTAAACGCCTGGATTCGCTACCGAAAACGAGAGCGGTCCAACACCGTTGATCAATGTAACCGTAATCATTTGATCCATCTGATTTGTGACTTTGTTCAGCAGTGGCACGTAATAGGTTTGGTCGACATCCAGAACCGTATCGGTTGATGCGTCCTTGACCGTAATTGATCCCGTAATTGTTGTCGCCGCGGCGGCTGCCACCGGCACATCGATCACCGTTACCGGTTTGAATGCTCTGGCTGCGAGCACGTCAGCATAGTCCGGTCTTTCTACCAGCGTTGAACCGTTCCAGCGCCAACGTTCCGGATCGTCTAAATGACCATCATGAACGTAGTGCGTGTTATCGTATTGCTCAAGTATTTCAGATTCCACGCGCGCATTGTCGGTATCGACGAATGCAACATAATTTCCATCCGAATCGAATATTGTTTTCATGGTCATGGTTAATGTGTTCCTGTCGTTTCTTCATAAATTATGAGCGAGCAACTGCGTGCAGTTGTCATATAGAGAGAATCTCCCGGTCCGAGTTTTATTTTTGATGGCCTCAACAAACCGGTACTAGCAGAATCAGTAAAAACATCATTACCGCCAGCAGCTATACCGTTAGCCGAGCCATTCAGGGCGCTAACTTGGAATGAGATATTGCCTTGCAACCATTCTCTGTCGAATATGCCACTAACATTAATATTCAACGTACCCGCTCCATCTGAGACCCAAACCATCTCGACCTCAACAACAGTACCCGCAGGGCAGGTGTAAATAGTTCCGGACGTACTTGTCTTAAGCGAAATAACATTCATCTATTTCTCCATACTCTATTGCCAAATAATCTGCTGGTACTGTTAGCCACAGCCAATAGCGCAGCATCCGTTGCATACTGCGGATGTGGATCTGAAGCGGCTAAATGCGCCGCCAAATCGGCATCGGTGGCGTACTGCGGATGCGGATTTGATGCTGCAATATGCGCAGACAAATCCGCATCAGAGGCATATTGAGGATGCGGATCAGCTTTGGCCTCATGCGCCGCCACGGCATTGGCGATTGCTTGTTGAGTGGCAACAACCACGGTAGGATCCATGATCAGTTGCACTACGGCGGTATTGCTAACAATTAAATTCATAGTAATCCGCATATCCGAACCGACACCTTCCCCTAGCAACGGTTTCGGTGTCGACGGGAAATTACTGACAGCAAGCAACTTGTTGCCTCCGCCGTTGCCGCCGATCAATCCCAGTTCGCGGATGATCCAGCCACCGACCGTCGGAATCAGCACGCATTCGAACTTGAGCAAACCAGGGGTTTCAGGATTAGCGGTAATACTGGTGATAGGAAGGCGATGCACTTCATGCACAAGTGCGGTCATGGCTGGGTCAGGTGTAATTGGATTACCATTGCCATCGCCGATTGCAATATGGGTAAATGGCAGCATTAAGCCAGAAGCTTCCGCATTATCCCACTCGGCCAATCCTATATTGGTCCGAAGACCGTAATATGTCTGAGTCATTTCATTAATCCATCATTCGAGAGGGTAAATTGTTATCGATTGTGTGACATGCACGCTGATCGCGGAATGAACCGCTACATCCGGCGATGTCAATTCCGTAATCTGATACGGCTGCACTTCGATGAGCTGGCCGTACAAACAAAAAACAGCAGAATGTACAGTCAAATCTGAGCGCGCGATCAATTCCAGGTCGTAATGGCTGCGCACCGGCTTTGCCGCGTCGATTTGCCGCCGGATCGCCGCAACCGCCGCCGCATCGATACCGCGATTGCTGATATCGACTTCGGCTTTGAACGTATGCGGCGTGCCTTGCGGTTCGGTTTGCCACCATTCGGTGAGTTTGCCTTCGTGCCCGAGGCTGGTAAGCGCTTTCAGAACTGCTTCGACCGTGCCTTTTTTGCGGTGAATGTCGATGCTGGCGGCAATCACGCGGCGCTGCGTGGCTTCATC